CGCGGCCCCTCGATCTTCGGCCCCTTCGGCGGGTCGATGGCGCCGCCGATCATGCCGCCGATGGCGGCGCCGAGCATCGGGTAGCCGAAGAACGACCCGATGATCGCGCCGCCGATATAGCCTACTGCCTGGCCGACGCTACTCATGATCGACTCCGGTGAATCGGTAGACGCGGGAGATGCGGGAGCGCCATTCCGGCGTTATTCCGTGCTCGCATACTTTCCCGACCTGCGCCCAGGAATGCACCATCGTGGCGCCGGCACAAATGCCAAGGTGGCGCGATGCGCGTTCGCTTTCAAAGCGCATCAGGATCAGGTCACCTGCCTGCATTTCTGCCAGCGCCACGCGGACTAGGATGCCGGCGTCGACGTGGTCCTGCAACGCTTCCTCGATCTGGCCGCCTGTCGGCATCCGCGCATAGCCTCCGCGGTCGCGTGGCTCGGCGCCGATTTCGCGGGCGACATGGACCAGCAGCCCGGCGCAGTCGAGGCCGCGTCCGGCCTCGCGGCCCTGGTGGCGAAATGGCGTGCCAATCGCGGCACGGGCACTGGCGACGATGGCTTCCGGTGTCATCGGTTTCCCCCTACCTGCTGATAGACCGATGCGGTTGGTATGTTGGTGAAGCCAAAGAAGTTGACGACGTTGCTCCACGCCTGGCAGTCGGCCAGGCGCTTGCGGCAGCCAGGTATCAGCACGAACGTGTCGCCGATCTCAGGCAGGTAGAACCACGGCTCGAAGGTTTCGATGGCGCCTCCGGACGTGTACGCCTTGATGTCCTGCGGTTTCAGGCCGGCGTTGTTGCCGGACGTGAATTGCAGCGTGCCGCCGGTGAAGTAGTCCGTTGCTTCTGCCCGGCTGGAATCGACGACGATTGAATAGCTGGTCACGGAAGTGACCGCGCCGACAACGTCGAGCGTGGTCAGGTCGATGCCGCAGCCGGCATCGCCGAAGGTGCGCGAACAGGCGGCCGTGTAGGTCTTCCCGACCGACTGCGACAGCGTGTCGATCAGGCTCATCGTCTCGACCTTGTAGCGCCCATCCTCGAGCGTCGTCTTCCCGAAGAATCCGGACAGGACCGGCTCGTAATCCTCTACCGGAGACAGGAAATTGCACTTGAAGATGTAGATTCGCGCGTTGTCGAGCACGCCGCTGGCGATCTGGTCGCGCGTCAGGCCGGCGCCGCCGACGAACCCGGTCACGTCGATAGCGCTGCTGGCCATGCTGGTATCGGCGACAAAGGCGGTCTGCTCGTAGCCGGAATCCGTCTCGTAGACCGTGGCGTTCGACATCGTCAGGTCAAATGGATACGTAGTCATCCGCACCGTTGTACCGTTGGTGCACACGACGCGCACGCACCAGGCGGCGGTCTGGTAAGGCGCTACGGTTGTTTTCATGGATTCAGCAACTCAATAAACTCAACCCCATCTGCGACTCGATGTATGGGGTAATCTTGACCTATCTCAAGAACTGTCTTGAATCTGACAGGAAAGTGAAAACGGAAGCCAGCAGTAACGGTCTCCCCTGTCTGCGGTCTGGTGTGAACCACGCCGCCGCTGGTATAGGTTCCGTAGCTTGTCGAATTGATCTCCACGGTGATCGTCGTGGCATCGGTCGCGGTGATCAGCGCACGTTGGCCGTTGATCTGGGTCATTCCGGAAACGGTGCTTATATGGACGCTCTGATTCGCAACCAATCCATGACCGGAACCGAGAGTAATAACGGCCTGCGACGCCTTGGTGATGTTGGTAACAGCCTTGGTCTGGTCGGCATTGAACGTGACCAAACCAGTTGTTGTGGAAACGGACCAGTCTGCAGATCGGATGGCGGTCACGCCAACACCAACAAGAGTTGTTCCTGATTGAGGTTTCTTTATCTTGCGATACGGGTAGCCAGCCGCCCCGGCTGTACCAGACAACCCGTAATACTTTCTCAGTTCATAAACCCCTGTGCTTACCAGTCCCATTGACTGATCGAACGCCGTTGGTGTGCCAGTCGATCCGTTGCTTGAGTCCTCGTCAATACACCAAGCACGGAACCCTGCATAGGTCCCGTGTGCCCTGTGGTAAAGGTCGAGGATATTCGGCCACATATCCGCTGTGGCGAGTTCAAAATCGAGCGTAAAGGTTCTTTTAGGGAACGGGTGTGTAAGACTCCGGTATTCCTGTCCACCAGCAGTCTCGTCAATGGACACATTGTACTCATCAGACCAGCTTGAGCCATACTTGACGGTTGAATACAGAACCTCTTCAAGAAAGTCAGCCATTTCTAACTTCCTTCAATCAACGGTAGCGGCTGGACACCGCAATTGCCCCTACCACTTCGCGGGCAACCGCAGCACCAGAACGCCGGACCTTTGCGGGATCGCCGCCCGGAGCGTTTATACTGACGCTGACGTTGTTGTTTGTCACCTTGTTCTCAACCTTGCGATTCGGAGGTTCACGACCTTCGTATCTTACACCAAGCCTTCCCTGACTGTCACGTGTTAGAGGCATGATGGCCTCCGGTCCAGCCTCACCCATCATGCCGGTGCCGTCAGCAAACCGGAACAAAGTGGGCTGACGGACGATGGAGTTACTAAAGGTTCCGCCTTTGGCAAAGGCTTGGATGCCGTTGCGGAAAGCCCCGCCGTTAGCCCATGCGTAAGGAACGAAGTCCGCAGTTGCAGACGCGGCGCTTGTTCCGCTGCCCCCAATCGCCCCGAGTAACCCGCCAAGTACTCCTCCCCCTCCGCCGCCTCCGGTACTCCCAATAGTCGACAAGGAAGTAGCGGCCATCTGCGCTGCCGCAGCGAGTTCCGTCAGGGCTGCGGTAGAGGATGTCTCAGCAACCTTCTTGGTGCCCATCGTGAGCACGTCCTCGACGGTCTTGGCGGTAGACTCTATGGTCGCGGAGGTCGCTCCGGTCAAGGAATCCCAGAAACCTTTGAGACCTTCAGTGGCTTTGGTAAGCAATCCAGACAAACCTTCCGACTGTATGCCCCCACCTTCCTTATTGCCACCCATGCCAAAGATGCTTCCAAGTACATCCCCGCTGGGCTTACCTTTACCAAAAAAGAGATTTCCAAGGTCCGATACAGCCAACTTGGCAACAAGCCTTCCAACATCAGACAAGATGGAATCAACCATCTTCTTGGCGTCAAACTTGCCCGTCTTGAACATATCAGCAAAAGCGTCTTCGATGTTTTTGGTGACACTTTCCAGAGACTGCTCAACCACCTTGGCAGCAGTCGTCGCGTTCTCCTCATACTTCTCCCAGAACTTATCCCACCCATAGGAAGCAGTCTGCTGGTACTCAGCAAGCGCTGCGTATTGGTCCCCGTAATACTGCTTAGACTTCTGCACCTCTTGGTCAAGTAGTTCAAGGCGTTCGGCTGTGGCTTTAATAGCCGCTTCGTTTCCACTCTGCTCTGCTTGAATACGAGCATCTACAGCCTCTTGAATCATCTGGGCGTAGCGGTTGCTGACTAAGGTCTCGGCATTGTTCCTGGCACGCTCGACAGGATTACTGACCTTGCCATAAACCGCAGCTTTGGCGAGTTCGAGTTCCTTCGTAAGGTCGACGTTGTTCTTGTCGATGTCCTTATTAAACTTAATGGCAGCCCCCTCAGCCTTCAGCCTGGCTTCCTCCTTGATCCACTCGATCTTCTCCTTCAGCGTATTGATCTCTTCCTGAGCCGTAGCGACAAAGGTCTTTGCCTTTTGTGCGTCCGCCTCGCTGAGTTTGACGGACTTGCCAAGTAGGGCAGACATCTCGTCGCTCATGGTCGAGACCTTTTCCAGCCTCTTGGTCCAGTGCTCCTCAGTAAGCGCAGTGATCTTGGATTCTGCCTCTTCCTTCGTCTTGATGCCGTACTGTGCGCTTGTGCTTTCAATCTTCTCAAGTTTGGCGTAGTAAGCGTCTACCGTCTTTAGTTCAGCTTGGTAACGTTTCTCAAGGTCTTGAATGACGGAGTTCTCGAGTTTGGCAGCTTCGCGGTCGGCTCTGCCGCCACTAGTTCCGCCGCCTACTTCATAGTTCTTTGTGCCTGATGTAACTTGTGCACTCTTGGCAATCAGAAGATCATCCTCCTCTGCTTTTTTAGCTAACTTTAGCAGCCCTAAAGCAGCTTCTCTCTGAGCGGCAGCCTCTGCACTTTTCTTCTTGATGGCGTCCAGTACCGGGAAAATGTTATACGTACTTGTTGCTTTTGCAGCCAGAGCATACTCATTGAAATCCCCGGTAAGATCGCGCTCAGACAAACCAAATCTCTTGGCAGCCTCTTTTCTGTCCTTCGCCAAAGACTCCCAAGTTTCCTCTGTTGCTGAAAACGCAGCGTCCGCTCTGCTTCTGACCGTGCCAGCGTTGAGTTTCCCAGCCTCCGCTTGAAACTTTCTAAGGTCGCTTATCATCTCTTGAGTAGAGGTGCGAACCTTAGCGGTTGACTGATTCATGGTCTCTTCGGTACGGTCCCTGAACAGATACCACGCGGCTCCCGCAGCCCCTATTGCAATAGCAAGAGGGCCTAACAAACCTGTGGTTGCTATCAGAGACGCGCCTGCTGCACCAAGTACGCCTGGAAGCATACGAGCAGCGGCAAGAATCCCTGTCGAACCTGTCAGTGTTGTGGCTGTACCCGCAGCAACAGCCCCAAGAGTTTGGGTTGCGAGGGTTGCACCCGCTAAAGCCGTGCTTACGCTAGTCCATACAGCGGCTCCGATCATCGCTGCACGAAGGGCTATCCAACCCCCTGCTGCTACAGCCAGAGCCGGGGCCATTGTAACGAGGGCGTTGGTTATACCAAGCATTCCAGTGACGATTGTTGTGAGGCTTTCCTTAAACTGCGTAGAACCAAAGGTCTCTTTAAGTTTTCCTGCAAGTTGCCCAGCAGCCCCCTCAGTGCTGTTGTAAGCCTCAATCAAAGACACCTGAAGGGTGTTGATTGCCTGCTTGAATGACCCCTTGACAGTCCCTTCGAGTTCAGCAGAAACTTCCCGCATAAATCCGCCTGACTCGCTGATCGTCTTGTTCAGTTTGTCCCATTCCTCTCGAGTTAGCGAAAGCATCGCAACAGCTTCTTTGGCCCCACGCTCACCGAACAAGCCTTGAAGAATCTTGACTTGGCTTGCTTTATTGAATTCCTCGAGTTTTTTCTTCATCGAGAAAATAACGTCTGGGAAGGGCTTCAACTCCCCAGATGCGGTCTGTGCTGAAACGCCAAGGTCCTTCATTATTTTTGCTGCTTTTTCTGTAGGAGAGTACAGTTCCTTCAGCATGTTTCGCAGCGAAGTACCGGCTGCGGTGCCGGTAATGTTCATCTTTGCCAACAAGGTTAGAGCAGTCGCCGTATCCTGCATCGTTGCGCCGTATTGTTCCCCGACCACGGAAGCAGTCTTCATTGCCTGCGTCATTTGCTCAACGCTGGTCTGGGAAACCGCAGCGGCCTTAGCGAACACATCGCCGATTTTGGTAAGGTCAGACTTATCAAGATTGAACGCAGTCATCACGCCGACAAGGGTGACTGCGGCGTCCTTCATGTTCATTTCGCCAACAGTGGCAAGGTCCAAAACGACGGGCAAGGCTTTCATCGACTCCGCAGCAGACAGGCCTGCTTGCGACAGTGTGCGCAAACCATTGGCAAGTTCCACAGGACCAAACAGCCCGTTTTTACTGAGTTCCAGCGCCGCGTTGCCGATGCCTCGCACCGACTCCGCTGTCTCCCCGCCCAGGGCTTTCACAAACGTAAGTTGATAGGCGAACTCGGTGCCTGCCTTCATTGCCTGAATGAAACCGTGCGACAGGGACGCGCCCGCGAGCAGCGGCGCGATGTTGCCCCACGTCAGCCACATCATGCCCATGCCGGAGGCAAGGCCTCGTGCGGCGCTGTGTGCGTCGCGCATGGCGGCGGCGTGGGTCTTGGTGTGGCCGGTGGCTTCTTTGTGGGCGTTGCCGAGTTGCTTGGTGGCGGTGGTTGCTTGTGCAACCGGGGTTACGGCAGACAGCTTTCCAATCTCTGCGTTCAAGGTGCTAACCTGTTGTTGCACCTTAGAGAACTCAGCCGTTAGTTTAGTAGCATCAATCGACCCTCCGCTGCCAACCCCAGCTTTTGCACCTCTCGCAGCAGCGTTGATCGCCGTCTGAATATCGGACTTTAAGGCTGCAGTATCAACAACCAATCGGTAGCCCCTGTTTCCGCTTGGCCCCTTCATCGCCCGCGTAATCGACGCCTCAAGGGATTTCTCGTTGATCGACAAAGCCATGCCGCTCAACTGCGTCTGCATAAACGACTTCAATGCCTGAAGGTCGGTTTTAGCTTGAGTGGTATTGATCCCTACACTTAGATTCGCGGTTGCCATTTGCTGCTACCTCATTGTTGCTTGCGGGCGATGTGCTTCATCTCTACCCGATCCAACTGCTGAATCAGAAAGAGGTACTTCAACTTCATATACGGTACTTCAATCCCGGCGATGTTGAGGTAGGCCTCTACCTCACTCACCTGTATCGGCTGCGGGCCTGCCTCGCTCCATAAACGGGAAGAGCCCAGATAACGAAAAGCATCCAGATATTTGATGCAGTCGTTTCTGAGCCCTGGTCTCCCAATGTCAGCGGGGTGGGGTACGCCGGTGTCTTCCTTTACCAGCTTGAAAAACTTTTCACTTGCACCCCACTCCAATTGCCAAGCAAGGTAGGCCGTCAGGCTTTTCCCTGCTCTTCGGTCTCCTTGAACTTGAAGGCAGAAACATCGTCAGCGAACTGCGCCACAGTCTTGCGGAAGTCCTTCACCGCCAGCAACTTCTTGGCGTTGGCGACGTTGTACTCCAGCACTTCGCCCTTGAAGCTGATGTCTTCCCAACCAAGGAGGATGGTCTGGGCGATCACGCCGATCATGATTTCCTCGGACAGCTTGTCAGCCGCGTCGTCATTCAGGTCCAGCGCCTTCTTGTTGCGTTCGACTTCCTTGGTCAGCAGCTTGGCGTACTTGCGGTTGCCGGAACGGGCAACCAGAACGCGGGCGCCGCCGCCAATCGGGAACCACGTACCGTTTTCCTCAAGGGTTTCGTCGGTGGCGAACTGGGCAAAAATATCAAGAGCCATCTAGGGTACTTCCTTTCTTGGGTCAATGACAATTGGAGGGCCGAAGCCCTCCGGTAAAACTTAGGTAGCAGCGCCGACGCGGAAGATCGAGAACGTCTTCTGGTACGTCGCCGAGGTTGCGGTGTTGTCCATCAGGGCGTCGAAGTCCAGCGACAGCATGTTGTCCTGATCGAGACCGCCCGCATTGACCTTCGCAGCCGTGTACTTCATGCGCGGGAAAGCGAAGACGTAGCCGTTTCCTGCGTTGTCCTGTACCGGGATCGCCAAGGAGGTTTCGGTGTTGTTCAGGAACTTGTTGTACATGGTCTGGTCGGCAAAATAGACCTCCAGCTTGCCAGAAGCCTTGATCGTGCCAGCCGCCACACCTGCGTTACCGAGAACGCCAACAGCATCCTGACCGCGCAGCGAGTTGTCGATGGTGATGTCAGCCGACTTGATGTAGGTCGTCGCGGTGATCGAGGAGCCGCCTTCGATGATGTCGAAGACGCCACGAACGGCGTTGGCCGGGGAGTACCCCTTGGACGCAACCACGGTGCCCATGCCGGTCGCCTGAGCCAGCGTCATGCCCTTGCCCATAAAATCGACGGTGCCGGTAATGATACTGCCGACGCCGATCTTCAGGTCCAGCTTCGAGGCAATCATGCCTGTATACTGACGGTACTGGCCGACGTCGAGGTGACCGGCTTCGATGGAGTAGGACTTCATCGTGTTGCCGTTGACCAGACGCGAGGACGAGATTGAAGCGCCAGAAAGAGAGACGCCAGCAATCGAGGTGTTGATCGGCGTGGCGGCGTCGAGGGTGATTACCGTCGAGGTCGGGGCAGTCGTACCGTCGACGCGGAAAGCGCGACCGTAGAAATAGTCCTTGACGGTCTGCGAAGCGCCGGCTGCCGGAATGACTGAAATCCACTGCCCCTTCTGGAGCGTAGTGAAAGCGTCGTTGCCGGTCGGAGCAGCGCCAGCAGTGATGGTGCCGGAGGCCAGCGTCAGCGTGGCGATGGCAGCAGACACGCCGGAAGTACCGTACTCGGTGTAGGTCGATTGGGCGATGCCTTCGAGAATCCAGTCGAACTCGCGGTACGACATCTCGAAGTTGAAGCCGCCCTGCGACGAAGCGCTGACGGTAATGGTGTCGGTCACCTGACGGTCGGAGCGAAGCTCCTTCGACTGCTCGGTGCCCTGCGTATAGTCAAGGGTCTCGCCGGTGATGCGGACGAGGTTACCGTTGCCTGCAACTGGGAACACCCCCCAGGATGCCGGGTAGCTGGCCCCTTCAAGCTTGTACGCTACTTGGGTGCGGTTCGATGCGGAAAGAGTCGGCATGGCTATGCTTCCTTACGTGGAAATGTGTCAGAGTTTTCGTCTATATCTCACGAATGAGAATCGGTGTCAAGTGCTACGGAAACGCCTTGTTTACGACTCATCCGCATAGAACCTGTACTTGCTTCCTTCGAGGTGCCAGCCCTTGTTCGGTGACCCCTCATCAGGTTCTGGCGCCTCGATCTGGACGGTCGCCAAGGTCTTGTAGCCAAGCCTGTCGTCGACCCAGTCGAGCATCTTTTTGCTGGCAATCGTGCCCTTGCCTTCCTTGGTCCAGACCGTCACGTAGATGTAGCCGCCGTGCCGGGTCTTGGGGCTGCCAAGGTTGATCTGCTGCCCTGAGTAGAAGCGGACCTCGAACTCGATAAAGGTGTCTGGCAGGTTGTTCCAGTCAAACGGCTGGTTCTCGTAGACGACAGGCACGGTCGGGTACTGCGCCCGATACGCCGCGTCGAACCACGTCACGATCTCTTTCTGTATGGCTTCTTTCATTAAGCGCTCCACGCATGGATCAGGGGCTTTAAGAATTCCCACAGCTTAGGCAGCCCGATAAAAACCACCCCGCCTAGAGCAAACCCAAGCACGATCATAATGGCGGTGAAAGTCCAAAAATCACTCTCACTAATAAACCCGCTTTGATTTTTCATTAGTAGATTCTCATGGCTTTGAGGTTGGCGGCGTGCTTGGGGTTGACGTCGTTGGCGAACCAGGTGGCGGCGCGGTCGAGGGCACGTCCTAAAGGTCGTCCGGGCTGATTCACTGCACGCAGCTTGATCTGCCCGTCCTCGATCAGGCCTGCGTAAGACCCTTGCCCGTGGTCGACACCGTTGGAAATGTAGACGGTATCGCCAAGGCGGAAGCCGCTGTCGCGGCCAAGGTTGTGCTTGACGGCTGAAGCGAGCGCCGGGTAATCGCCCTTGCGGTAGATCGGGGCATACCCCTGATCCTCCGCCACGTAATCAAACTCTGGGTTTGTCCAGAACTCAGGGCTGCCGATCTTGTAGGTCCAACTGGAAGCGTAGCGGCCAAAGTATTGCGGGCTGTACTGTAGGGTGTGGAGAAAAATCTCGACGGTCATGCCTCTGATCACATTGGCACACTCAGCCTCCAACTCGGCGAAGGCTTCATCCAACCCCTCCCAGTTAGCCATGCCGCGCCACCTTGCACACCCAGACGCCCGTCTCGCTCATGATCGAATCAATCTGGAAGTCGCCGTCCGACATCGTCAACGTGGCCCCGATAGCCGGCGTCGCTACCGACTTGGCAATGACGACCTGCATGTCTTCGGGCTTGAAGTTGTGAGCGGCGGCGTCGCGGTACTCGAACAAGGACTGCCAGCGCAGCCTCAAGATGCGTACCGAGGTGTTCGTCGTCGCCATCGTCTCGTTGATCGGGTCCCACGTACCCTGCTTCAGCGTCGCTGTCTCAATCGCAGGTTCGGGCACTTCGTCACAGGTAAGGACAAGGGTGCCGGCAGGACCTTGTGTGGTCTTGCGGACGATATGGTAGCCGCCGTCGAACAGGACAATGTTGGTGGGCGCCACAGCCTCGGACGTCGCCATGTGGATGTGATTTACGCCGACCATGTCAGACGACTCGTCAATCTCCTTGCTGTCCTTGACCCAGGCCTTTGCCGCCCATGCCTGCACGCCTGCCGTGTTCTGGCAGAGTTGCTGCAAGGTGTACCACGTCGAGAGGCTGGATGCCTCGTGGGCGATGTACTTGCGGCGGATGACGCTGCCGAGGGCAGAGTCGGCAAAGCCGTGGCCGAGGATATAGCGGACGCCGTGCGCCTCGATAACCTTGCGGGCAGGTGGGCTGAGTTCGGGCGCGAGTTCGATGATACGGCGCTCGGAGCTTTCGCTGTCGCGGCGGCTGTCGTCGAACAAGGCGAGTTGCCCGTTGTACAGGAAAGCGCCCGTATAGCCGTCGTTACACGGCATACGGTTGAAGTGCTGTGCCGCCAAGTGGAGGCGCATGGTCAGGTGCCAGTGACCGGGTCGCTGTCAGGAACAGCGACGTTGAAATAGGGGCGGGGAGTGATGGACGGAGCACTCCCCGCATTGTTCGCGGCATAAGCCGCTTCGAGCTTGGCCTTATACTTGCCGTATAGCTGCTCAACCCGCTTGATGACTTCCTTGTACGGGCTGTCGGCGTAGCGTGAGAACGCGGCCTTACCGTCAGTGACGTCCTTGGGGCTGAACAGTGGCAGAGAGGTGGTGGCCTGGTAGGCTACCGCATAAGTCGCAAACAGGCGGGTAGCCTGTAGAAACCGATCTTGTACAGCCGTCCTGCTCGACAACGCCGCAACCGTGGCATAGTCGGTTTCGATGGACGTATCGATGTCCTCGAACTCCGACGTCAAGTTCAACTCGTACAACGAGAGCGAGAGCGTGGCGTCCTCTATTTCGTCCGAAGACACGCCAAGGGCGGCACGAATGTCGTCGTAGGTCGTATAGGTCAAAAGGGCCACGGTTGAAGTGTCCTTACGCTACAACGACTACGATCTTGCCGGCATCGATCTGGGCTTGCAGCCAGCCATCGATCTCCGGAACCTCGGTATCGCCCACGATCTCTTGAGCGGTGAGCATGTGCACCATGCGGCCATAGACGGGGCGGACGGTGATTTTCTTGGGCTGCTTGGGCGGGGTTCGGGTCTTGGATTCCTTGACCTCAACAGTTTCTTGAGGCTTGGAGACTTCGGTGTCGTCAGACATGGGTTCGCCTTTTGATGGGGAGAGTTTCACCGGATTATGCGTTGGAATTGACAGATTTGCAAGATGGGATGTATGATGTGAACAGATGTCTTACTAACGGAGGTGTGTATGAGAAGAAAGACCATGAAGGACCCGGTGACGTTCACCTTGCGGCTCGAGGAAGAACTGCATAACAAGCTGCTAAAGGAGGCCGAGGCCAAGGGTGTCAGTGTCTCCGCCGTCATGCGGTGGGCGGTTATGTCATATTTTGAGGAAGGGAAGCAATTACAATGACTGAACCTATTGCCAAAGCCCCTCGCTCTGATAAGGCAAAAGCGCTCAAAGCTATGAGCGTTTCTGATTTACCAGACTATAGACTGATGGGCGTCTACTATATTCAGAACACCTCCTCCGATAAATTCTACATAGGTTCTAGTCAGGATATATTTAGCCGTATTGGTTCTCACTTCTACGCCCTATCTAAAGGCGAGCACCACAACATCCACCTCCAGAGGTCGTACAACAAGAACGGAATAAACGCCTTTGTTTGGGGGGTTTGTGAGGAAGTATTTGATGTCGAGGCCCTTCTTGGTATTGAACAGGAGTGGATAGACGAGATCGGGGACTACAACATTTGCAGAGAGGCTGGCAGTACACGGGGAGTAGAGGTTAGCCAAGAGACTAGGCAGAGAGCGAGTGTTAGAAACTCTGGCAGTGGAAACCCTATGTATGGAACTAAAAGACCAGACATAGCGGAACTTATGCGTGAGTTGAAGACAGGTATAACTCTATCGGATGAACATAAAAGGAAAATGAGCGAGGCTCTGAAAGGAAGTAAGGGTGCTTGGGCCTACCCAGAAATTGCTGAACGCTTGAGAGAAAAACTGAAAGGAGTTAACAAAGGAAGAAAGCTTACCCCTGAGCACCGAGAAAAAATCTCCGCAGCCATAAAAGGCCGCACGCCCTCGGATGAAACTAGAGAAAAACTTCGTGTTGCTTCAACAGGGCGCACCCATACAGAGGAGACAAAGGCTAAATTAAGTGCAGCCCGCAAGGGGAAGAAAATGAACTTGTCTGACGAGGAAAGGCAGCGCAGGTCTGAAAATGGAAGAAAAGTAGCCGCCGCTATTACTCCAGAGCAAAGAGCATACGCCCTTAAAAAGGCGTTAGAAGCTAAACGTGGCGTGCCTCTTACAGACGAGCATAAAGCTAAACTAAGCGCAGCAACTAAAGGTAGAAAATTAAAAGGAGAGCATAGAGAAAAAGTTATTCAAGCTGTGAAGTCTAGAGTTCACACTGATGAGTCTCGTGCAAAACTGTCAGCCAGCTTAAGAATATCCGCAGCCAACAGGACAGAAGAAGAAAGGGAGAAATGGATTAAGAATCTTTCTGCTAGCTGCTTAGGCAGGCCCAGTCCCATGAAAGGAGTAAAAATGTCCGAGGAATCCCGTAAGAAAATGAGTGATTTTCATAAAGGGAAAGTAATATCAGATGCTCAAAGAGAAAAATTGAGGCAAGCGATGTTAGCTAAAAGTCCTGAATGGTACGCCGCCCGTGCAGAAAAAATTAAGGAGGGGAGGGCAAGAAATCAGGCAGCTAGGGAGGCCAAGGAAGGTAAATAAAAGCCCCTCCGAGGAGGGGCTTTATTAGCATTAGCTAATGTCACGCAAATGTCAAAACTTCAAACGCGTCGTTGTACATTCTGCGCGAAATGGTCCCTGTGTCGAAGCGCATGGCGGCACTGCGACGGAGCACGAACTCTTCTTGAGCCTGGTAGGAGGCGTTGGTCGAGGTGATCCGCTGGATAGCGTAACGCGAGTCGATGCCCATGATCGTTCCGGCACTCCACGAGGGGTTGTCGGTAATGAACACGTTGACTTCGTCGTTCCACGTCGGGTTGGCGACATTCTCGTTCGTATTGATGCGAACGGAGGTGCCGTTGTCGCCGACGATAACCGGACGGCCAGAGCGGTTCTGGATGGCAAGGGCCGAATTGATGTCACACACAACCCAGTCGATGCGGCGCTTCTTGCTGTTGCTATACAGCCACAGCATCCAGGCCTTCTGGGTAATCCCAGTTGTGGCAGCGGCGTCCAGAGAAACAGCAGTCTTGACCTTGCCAAGGGATGCCAGAGAGGCCGCCCCTACGTCCGCATCACCATTCAGCATAGCCAGAAGGTTTTCTTCTGCGCGAGCGTTGCGCTCAACAGCAATCTGACGAGCAATGGACAGCGAAATGAAGTCAAGATTCAGGTATTTCTCAGCACGAGTGTCCCACTCAATACCAAGGCCGAAGGTCGGGACACGAATCGACTTCTCAACCGTACCGAGCGTCAGCATGTTAGCCGGCTTGGACAGAGGAGCAATCGCCTGCGAACGCGCCGCTTCCGGAGCCGAGTAGTTGGCTTCCGGCCACAGATACCACTCATCGGCGATGGTGGTGTCGATGGCGATCATGCGGTCGTACTGATCGGCGTTCATGCTCAGGTCACCGACCAGCTTGTCCTCGACGAGGGCGCCGATGGCGGGCATGAGCAGGACGCGGGCCTGGTTGGACGGGTTGCGGACGATAACGCCGGCTTCCATCTCCGGGCGACCGCTGAGGACGGACTCGAGAGACGGAGACTTGATGCCGTACTTCTTGTTGGAGCCAAGGACAATGCCCTCGGACTCACAAAGCTGCGAGAAGGCGTCGCCGTAGGACTCGGCGTTGGTCTCGTAGGTGGTATTGACGTAGTCACGCACCGACATATTCGCGTCCTTGGCGGGGCGAACCACGGTATCGAGGCTGACGTTAACCTCTTGAATCTTGCCAGAGGCATCAAAAAACTTTGCCATTTCAGTATCTCCTGTTTAGGCGTTGACGCGCTCGATGGTGGCAGTCTGACCAACAGCGGTAGTGCCATCCAGCGACACAACGCGCCAAGCGAAATACATCCCGGTTTGGGTCGTGGCCTTGCAGACCTTCGGGTAGGCAGAGCCGAGGGAGGTGCCCTTAGCGACGGCGGTGCCAGCGACGACGTAATCGCCAACAGCGATCACACCAGTGCCCGGAGTGGCTTGCAGACCGTCAAGGGTGACCTTGACGCGGCCTTCGTACTGGACCGAACCGATGGAGAAATCGTCGGCAGTCCAAGTCTCAACGGCGCGGATGAAGCCTTCGATCTGGTCGCCAGCAGCACACAAGTTGTACTGGGAATCGCCTACCAGCTTGACCGGCTTCTTGAGTTCCAGGTCAGTTACGTAATTGGCGGAACCGGAGCCAGCACCAAGCCGTGCAGTAATGCACTCGGTATCCACAGTGGGTTGCATCTTGAACTTAGCCATGTCTAGCTCCTAGTTACTTCGTGAAACGTGCCGCATCGACCCGTGCCTTCTGGCGCGGACTCATCGTCGGCGATTGAACTTCGGCGCTGGCTGCATCTACCGCAGCGACACCGCCAGCTTTGAACGTCTTCAGGAAAGCCTCAGACGTCGCCGCGTAGTCAGCCAGGAGTTCCTGAGCCGACAGCGCGGAAAGGTCGACGTTGGAAGCGCCCATCCGAACCTTCATTCCAGCAACGGCCTTCCGAACGACGTCGGTCAGGCCGTTGTGCGTTGCCTCGATTGAGGCAACCTTGTCCTTGAAACCCTTGACCTCGATGCTGAGGTTAAGAATCTCGGTATCCTTCTCCTTCACCTGCGCTTGCAGGAAGGAAACAACCGAGGCTTGGTTGTCATGCTTCTTTTCTTCCGTTTCCGTCACTTCCGCCGTCGTTTCGACAGCCTCGGCCTCGGTAGAAGCAGCCTCGGTAGTAGACTCATTCCCTTCAACGACCGGGTCAGCGGCGACGTCGAGGTCGACGCCAGCGGCCAGTGCGGCGATGTCGGTTTCAGTCAAAGCTTTCTTGCCCATGTCAATACCTCGTTGGTAATTTCCCAAATTGTTATTGGAATGCTTCTCAATGTCAAGAAGTTTCATCTCGACCTTGCTCATCATCGAGTCGAAGGTTTCGATGCCATCCACCAGACCGGCAGCCAAGGCTTCCTTGCCGAAAAATTCGCGCCCTTGCGCCATATTCGCGTCACACAGATTGACCGTCGTATGACGACAATCGGCGACGTGCTCGATGAAAACCTGATAGGCCAAGTTGAGTTGGTTCTGCAGTTGCGTCTTGGCCTTATCGGACAAAGGTTCGAGCGAGTTCGCCAGCGCCTTGTACTCACCGGCACGGACGATGGTGACGCCGACGCCGGCTTCCTTGAGTGCTTTGCTGTACTCCATGTGCGTAGCGATGACGCCGATGGAACCGACAGTCGAGACGTTGCTGGAATAAACTTCGCGGGCGGAGCAGCCAAGCCAGTAGGCGGCGGAGCACATCGCGCCATCGGTAAACGAGTAGATCGGCTTGACGCTCTGGTCAATCAGTTTGATCAGGTTGCCGGCGTCCGCAACACCGCTCACTGCGCCGCCGCCCGAGTCGATGTCGAGGACGATGGCCTTGACGTCGGAACTGGCTGCGTACATCAGCGCCTTGCGGATGTCGGCGTAGCTGGTGACACCGAGGTAGCGGTTGTACCAGACATCGCGGTTGGTCAGGGAGCCCTTGATGGCAATGATGCCGACGTCGCCCTGCACGGAGTAGTTGAACGGGACTTCGTCGTCGTCTTCCTCGTCGTCGCTGAAGGCGCCCGCCATCATGCGGTCGTGAGCTTCCATCGCCAGCGCGAGGCTGTGCTCGGTGCCAGCCCACAGGACTTCGGGGAAAGTGTTTTTACTGGTACTCATTGATTGCTCCGTTTCAGGGCTTATACCACGCCCCTTTAGGTTTTGCAAATCCATACTGCTACGAGGAATAAACAACCGTCTCTTGGCTTGTTTCATGTCAATCCTTGACCTCGACTGTAGCCCACTCACCCCGACCTTTCCAGCCCGGCATCTCGATGTAAGACTGGAATTGCCACTTGCCAGCCACGTCGATGTCGCCGGACAGCAGCACATACTTGATGCTTGTCGAGTTGTTCAATGTGGCACCCCATTCTTTCAGGGCGCCGTTGGGATTGCGGGCGCGGACCTTCATCACGGTCGCGGTTGAGATGGTGACGCCGCAGTCGAGGATCAACTCGGTGCCAATGTCGTTTTTGTAGATGACGCTCATGATTCCTCCAGGTCAATTCTCGAATTCGTGGTCAGGGTCTTGGTCAATTGGCTCGTCGCCGTTACCGTTGTGCTGGACGTAGATGCAAGAGAAAGCGACACGCACAGTACAGAGTCGAGTGTGGCGGTCTGCGTCACAGGAGAGTAAACAGTAACAACTTCCATCAAAACAGCCTCGATGCGAGCACAACGGTTTTTCGGACATGCGACTGGATTCTCAAAATGTAGCGGCGAGCAGTCTCAGCAAGGACAGCCCCCCACCATTTGCCACTATAGCTGCCGAGCGATTTACCGAAGTAACTCATGACACATCCCGTGCGGTGACGGTGCGGTCGCCCGCCGCGTAGGTCGCTTCGACGCGGTCCTTGGTGCCGTCAAGGCTCTTGAACTTCATGGTGGCGCCTTCAAGGCCGGTGGCGTCGCCTGCGGTCACCGCCAGGACAAGGCGGAGGACGTCGCGCACCGTGAGGCCCCCTTCGATCAAGGCGGCGATGGTGGCTGCAGCGTTCTCTTCAGCGGTGGGTATGGCTGCCGTCAAGGCACGCGGCGTGTGTGCCCATGCCGCTGCCGCATTCTCTTCCGCTGTAGGCACATCCGGGAACGCCGTAGTCAGGGAGCGAGTACCGTAGGACCAGACTTCGGCAGCCGTTGCTCCACTTCCGCCCGCCGTATTGACCGTTTGCAAGCCCGCCGAGTTGGCCGGGATGACGGAGACGCCGTTGGGATTGAGCACGTCGAGCAGGTTGTTGTTGGTGCCGCCGACCAGCTTGACCTGATACGTCCCAGCCTCGAAGACCACGGTGTAGGGGGCAAGGATCAGCAAGGCGCGGGCATAAACGACGCCGGAAATGGTGACGCTGGTGTTGTGGCTGAAGGCTACTGGCAACGTAGCGCCAGCCTCGCTGTCCAAGTAGCTCGCCAGTTCTCGCATCAGTGCGTATTCGTCGTAGCTGCGAACCTCGTAGCCTGTGAGCGCGTTGGTCTCAACGAAGATGGTGTCCGCCTTCGGGATCGAGATGACGAAAGAACCATGGTCCACCGAAATCATACCCGCCTCGCATCCAACTTATTGGTACGATCCCCCCTCAGCATCGCACACAGTGCACCCGCCGTTACTCCCACCGCTGCCGCTGCTTTTGCTGCAGATTCATAAATAACCCCATCAATTTCTACGGGCTTGGCTCGTGGGCTTTTCCTCCCTTTTAGCGCTGCGCTTAACTTAGCCCTCGTTTCCAACGAGGTTGGGATACCTTTTCTACTCCCTGGTTTACCTAACTTTGCCTCACGCATCTTCTGTAGGGTTTCCTTGGAGTGCTTTAATCCAGTCTTTACGCGGGATATTGCCGCGCAATGCAAGGGTGATAATTTTTTACCTGTGCGAATCGCAGAAAGCTCTGCCTTCTGGTCCTCAGTAAAGCGGTAACCTAATGTTGTACCTGCCTTCCGTAACGTGTTGAACTCTGGGTTAAGCGCGTCTATAGCCAACTGTTCGTACATCAACAGGTTCTCCCTCGCGCACACCAGCAACATCGAAAACTTAATCCTGTCGGGAGAAGAATTCCACGCACTCTGCATTCCTCTGCACGTATGTTTATTCCTACGCAAAAGCGTTTTATGGTTCTCAACCCTACTGCGAAATGACTTTGTGCTCCCAACGTACCTATCACCAGTATGAACATCAGTAGCCAAATAAACACAAGATGAATTTACGGAAATTGCCATGTTATTCGTCGGAAATCAACAGGACGGTTGCAGAGAAGCCGGCGCTCGTCGTCGCACCAGAAATCGACCCCGGCTTGTAGCGGGTGCCGTAGGCATCCGTTGCTCGCCTAACCGTTCCGGTAACGGCGTTGTCAGCGTATTCCGTCGTGCCTGTAAGAACCCCTGAAGCGTTGGTCAGGCCCTCGAGAACGAGGTTGCTGCCAACATCGGTCAGGATGCGGACTCGGGCGTTCTGCACTGCCGCCCCCGTTGCTGCATCCTTTACTGTGATTGTGACAGGAACGGTGACGAGTGGGTAGAGGTTGTTGCCCTGATCGGCGTCAGTCGTCGTCATGGCAATCCGCATGTTCGTGATCGCGTTCGTAGCCGACGCCGTCGCACAGGTGACCCTGACCTTGATCTTGAAGCCTGTCGAGGCACTAATCGTATGTGTTATCAGGTTGGCAGATGTGAGTGCCAGCCATGTGCCGTTCCAGCCGCTGCCCGTGTCAATCTGGTACTCGATGTCGTGGTTGCCCCAACGGGCGCCGCTGCTGTAGGTGACGTTGGTGCCGGTGATGGTCGGCGCCGAGTTGGTGAAGGCGGTGTAGCCGAGCACCCACCAGTCGGTTTCCCACGTGACCTGGTCGTTGACCGCAGCGAGGATCAGCGAGCCGGAGGAGTTGAAGCGCGGCGTGCCGCCGGTGGATGCGCATTGCGCGGCGCTGGAGGCTGTCGGCTCGTTGCACAGCATCTCGAGGAAGCCGGCCGTGGTGCTGGTGAAGCGGGTGTGCCAGTGCGTGCCATAGACCGACACCTGGCCGGTCGTGGCGCTGGTCAGGCCGCAGTTCTTGGCCTTGGCGTTGAGCGCAGGCAGGACGGTGGTGTCGGCGTAGTCGCCATAGACATGCTCGAGCAGGACGTTGGTGTCCGAGTTCACGAAGGCGTACAGGCCCGTTCGGGTGCCCGTGGCGTAGCACCGCTTCATCGTGATGCCGTCGGAGTTGCCGGTCGAATTGACGATCAGGCCGGTGACCGACGAGTTCATGGCCAGCTTGCTGGCGTAGGTGCCGATGTTCTTGACATGCGTGTTGTAGCAGGCGGCGATGGTGACCAGAGCGGTGTAGGGGCCGTTTGCAGCCAGCGGCAAGGTGATTCCGTCAACCGTGTTGCCGTTGCCGCCTGTGGTTAGCTCATAGACGCTATGCGGGTTGGTGCTGGTCGTCGTCGTGGTGATGGTGTGGTCGTAATAGGCCGTGTTCGTGAAGGTGCAGCCCTGCGCCCCGACGAAAAGCGACTTGCCGCCGATTCGCACGTTGTCGGTGAAGGTACAGTTCTTGGCCTGCGTGCTGGTGATGGTTCCTGTGGTGCCGTTGGCGCGTAGCGTGAGCGAGCCGATCTTGACGTTGCTGAAGGTGACGCCGGTCACATAGTTGATTTGCGCGGCGTAGCTGCCCGACGAGGCCAGCGAGAACCGCCAAAAGTCAGAGTTCTGGATGGTGCCACCGGCAAAGCACGACACGGCATTGAGCGCGATGTTGATCTGCGCCTGGGTCGGGCCGACGATGCAATCATCGACATCGAGTGCGGCGGATATTTCGGAGAGGACGAGCGTGCCCTTGATGGCGCAGCCCTTGATCTTGACCGAATAGGCCTGCGTGAAATTCATGTACCACTGGATCGCGCACCCACGGAAGTCGAAAGCGCCGGCATTGGTGGTGACAAACTCCTGCCGCGTAGCCAAGGTGGCGTTGGGGAGCACGCGCGGGCCGGAACCCGAACCTGCCGTGCGCGTGCAGGTGGTCATGATGATGGCCGGTATGCGCACCTTACAGCCGGTGGGCGGCAAGTAAAAGACGCCGTTGGTGCCGTCGTTGCCGATGACGATCCCGCTGGTGGTCTGCTTGACGACTTTCATTTCCGACGAAGTGCGGTGCGTGGCGAGTGCTACCGTGCTGCCGACCTCGGCATAGCGTTCATAAACGCCGGAACCGCTGGCTGATTCGATCCAGACGCCAGGGAATGTACCGGCGACGGTAGCGCACGTCGGGCAAGCGATTGTCTGCCCCCTCGAACCATTAGTAGTGCCAATCTCGAACCACGCCTCGACGGTTTCGACCGCGCCTACGCGGGGCACGGTGATGGTCGCGGTATCGGCGCCGCGCACTTCAATCCAGCCCTGCACGTCGGCGCCCGAGCATGTGGCGGTAATGCCGGTGAGCGCCCCGGCGTTGAAGTTGCCGACCGACGAGACGCTGCCCAGCTTGATGAAGCCGGTGGCGCCGATGGCCGAGCCGGGCGTGATCGGCTCGGAGAGCCAGTTCGTCCATGCGCCGAGGAAGACGCCGGTGGTGCCGTTGTTGGCCGTGATCGTGGTGCCGTAGGCCGGCGCATTGCCGCTGCCGCCCGTGTAGGCGATGACGCGCACGTTGGTCGGGTCGATGCGCAGCGTGCCGCCGACGCCGGAGAATGTAACAGTGTCTAGCGAACCAAACGCCGCTGTGTGGTTTGGGCAGGCGTAGGTGTCGGTGCGAACAATAAGCCGTGAGCCTGCAGAGATCGCGTAAGTGTCAAGTGCCGCCGCAGTCGACCCTCCGCTATATGCGTCAAAGAAGTGATCCCCGCCACTAGACGCAGTAAACGCAGCCATTACGCCTCCCTCACATCAAGCCACCAACGCAACCCGCCGCACGTCTTTGTTTTACCTGTTGCTGCATTAAATATCGAGACCTTGTCTAGCCCTGAGTTGCTGGCGGCTTCTGAAAAACTCAGATAAACATGTCCGTCCTCACAAACGACGATGCGCTCTTTCATCCTCGATCTAGCCATTTCGATTACCCTAGACAAAGGCTTTGGAACACCCCTCTGCTTGGCGGACATACGCTCTTTCGTTTCTTTTGAAACAGGGCGTCCAGTAAGCCCTCGTTTAATCGCTTCAACCTCTTCCGGTCGACGCTTGCGACCGCGCGATCCGTTACCTAGTGACTTGGTATCTGGGTTTGTTTTAAGCCATGCGGCCCTAGCTTCTCGTTGAACGTTGCGTGTAGCATCAGATACTGATTTGTTACTATTCCCCCCTCGTTCCAGGTTGAACCCATGAGGCGCGATGGTGTTAAGTTGTTTAATCCAAAATCGTTCCTTGTGGTCGAGCTGGTCTTGTGTTTCAGCAATATCGATCACATCGAAATCAAACCTTTCTTTTCCGTACTTCAAAAGGGCGCCGACGATCCCTCGCCTACTCTTGTTCGATGGGGCGCAATGAGACTGCCAGCGGCGCCCCGCTCTCCCTCTTGTCTGCCCAACATAGACGCGGCCAGTGTCGTGATGCGTGATCGTGTAGATGCACATCACGACACTGGCGGAGTTACAGGTAAGCGCGGTCACAGCACCATCTCGATCTGGACGACAACGCCGACAGCATCGCCGTTCATGGATTACAAATCGCTAACTGCAGATACCGTGGCGCTACCGCCCGACGACGCAAGCACGCCGGACGTTTTCGCCGGCTTGATCGAGTCGGTGTAGTTCGGGCCAGCCCCACCAAACCGCGCCTCGACGTACAAGGTCTGGTTGCTCGTCTGCACTGTGTTGAACGAGATCGAGGTGCCAGAGGCAGCCTGATCAATATACGAAATGAATACATCCGTACCCGTCGTCGCGTTGTTGGTCGAGAAGTTGTGCGAGGTGATCGTGAAAGTCTTGGTCCCGGTATTGACAGCGCTGTACGGGTGGCGCGTGTAGGCGCCGTTGGCCCGCTTGATACGGATCGTCCCGGTCGACGGCGTGTTCGCTGGGATCGCCTCATTAACCACGACGCTCGTCACCGCCGCGCCCGACAAGGTGCCGTTCAGCGTAAGCTGGTTGTAGTCGATGTTGCCCGCGTCGTAAGGCGCGACCATAACGTACCAGCCCGACTGGACACCGTTAACCGTGAAGGTGACGTTGTTCGGCGGCTGGCGGGTCGTTCCGTCAAGTGCTGTGATCTTGTCGTTCACTGCGAGGTCGGCGTATTCGAGTGCGAAGCCATAGGCGCCGACAAGGGAGGAGCCAGTCGATGAGCCGCAGAACGGGGTTGATACGGACTTCTCTACTACGGCGTTGGACCCTGCCGTCGTCGCCGTCACCGCACCCTGCGTCACCGTCACCGCGTTGCCCGGTACAACTCCGGTCAGAAGCTGTACGTACAGGACGTGGTTGGTGGTGTCGTTGGCAAGAATCTTGGCGGTGCCTGCCGTCGCGCCGGAACCCCACGATAGGTTGGTCGCGCCACCTTCGGCGAAGGTGCCCCCAGACGGCGTGCCGATGTCGATGGCGTGGGTGATGCCACGGAACATTTCACCCGGAATGCCGTAGAGCGTCGTGGTTTCGCCATTCCGCGAGGCGTACTTCATGCGCTCGTAGAACTGGTTGATGGTGTAGGTGTCGCGGTTCCACTTGGAATAGTAATACTCGTTGGTGGCGTCCTGGTTGACGTCGATGGCGTTCCAACCTGCCGTCAGGTTGGCAATCGTCGACCACGTGGCCACGGTGCCCGAGGCGGTGGTGTTGTTCAGGTCGTCGGCGTAGGTCAGAGGAACGACGTTGACGCCTCGGCCGGTCGAGGGGATACGGAACTCGGAGAAGGTCTTGCCCCACTCGCGGGTCGTGAACAGCAGAGCGCCGTTGTCGATCATGGCCCCAGCCGACTTGACCTTGACCATGAAACGCATTGCCACGCCGTTAGACGGGTCGGCATTCAGGCCTGCAAAAGTCTCGCCGTTCGGCGTGTTATTCCAAAACTTATTGGTCAGCACCGCGCCGTTCTGAATGACGTTGACGACGACGCCACGGTTCGCCACGACCGAGATACCGTCGTAGATTTCTTCCTGACCGGAGACGGTCTGAATGATCGAGCCGCCGTAGATATACTCGGAAGCCGGCGTCGTGTAGGCGTCGTCCAGCTTCGTCGTATTCAAGAGTTCGATGATGGTCGTGAACTTCTTGTCAGACGGGTTCGGGATCGTGATGTCGAGGTAGTCGTCGTTCGCAGACGAGGCGTCGTCGGCCAAGTCTTGCAGCCAGCGGTGTAGCTCGTAGACGGAGACGTAGTTCGCTCCGGCAGCGCCGTGGGCAGGGCCGATATACCGGATGGACTTGTCAGTCCGGTACTGCCATTT